TATTGAGATTGCCTTGGCTGGATTTGCAGCAGAAGAAATTGATGTGACTGTAAAGGAAGACACCCTTACTGTCGAGTCTGCCAAGGATCATAGTGCCGATTCTGCCGAGTATGTCCATCAAGGAATTGCAGCCCGCAATTTCAAACGTTCATGGACGCTCAGCCCGACCATTAAGGTAACAGAAGCCTCTTTTGTAAATGGGCTTCTTATTATATCCTTGGTGAACGAGATCCCCGAGGAAAAGAAGCCAAAGAAAATTACTATCAATGGCGCCTCAACTGGCGGAGATCCTGTACAACTAAATGAATAAGAAAAGGTGATGTGTAGCGAAAAGGAAGGTTTGCCGCCTTCCTTTTCGCATACATATTAATGTATATTATGATTGATTTTGTAAAACCTAAACGTAAAGTTGACAGAGTTTTTATTCATTGTTCTGCCTCTTCTAATCCTGATTATGGAAAGGTGAGCGTGATTAGAGCATGGCATAAGGAGAGAGGATGGATTGATATAGGATATCATTATTTTTTACCCTTTAATGGAGAGGTGCAAATCGGAAGACCAGTAGAAAAAGTTCCAGCTGCCCAGAGACCCAATACAGGAACAATTGCTATTTGTCTACATGGATTGAGAAAGACTGATTTTACATATAATCAATTTGACAATCTTCAGATATTTTGCAGAAAAATTAATGATGCGTATAATGGGGAAATTACATTTCATGGGCATTGTGAAGTTTCGACAAAATCATGCCCGGTGTTTGATTATAAGGAAGTGTTGTCGCTAGATTCACACGGTAAATTGGGGCCTATTGTTAGGCCAAAGTATTTGGACATGTTTGACGTGGGTTCTGAGGTTGTGACACTTCAGAAAAATTTGAATGTGTTTTTACGTCCATATAAAATGCAAATTGCAGTAGATGGAGTTTATGGGCAACAGACTGCACAGTCAGTTATATTTTTTCAAAAAGAGAATGGTTTGACGCCTGATGGTATTGTTGGACCACTCACACAAATGAAACTACCATCATATAAAATAGGAGCAAATGAGGAGTGAATTATGAGTAACATAAAACTTTTGAGGTTGATTTCTGGCGAAGAGATTCTTGGTGATGTCGAGCATAAACTTGTAGAGGTGGCAACAGGCCTGTTGGAACCGGCTTATATCATTAAAGATCCTGCGGTATTGAGATGGGTTCCTAGGGAAGACGATCCTAAGATTCCTAAATTGGTTATGGTTAGTCTGATTCCTCATTCAGATGAGGATTCTGTTACTATTAATGAAAGGCATGTTCTATTTGAGATTACCCCAATAGAAGAATTACGCAATGAATATAGCAGCGCACATGGAAGTGGTATTATAACACCAAGTAAAAAAGAGTTGACACTTTAGAAAAACGTGCTATACTATAATACATGAAAAACTTTTATACAAACGTTCAATGCGTTGGTGATAATATTATGTTTCGCGGCGTCGTGGATGGTAAGCGGCGAAGCGATAAAATAGAATACTACCCTACGGTATTTGTTCCCACTAACAAGGAAACAAAGTATTCTACTCTTGAGGGTAAGAAAGTTGGGGCAGTTAATCCCGGCTCGATTAAGGAAACAAGAAATTTTATAAAGAAATATAAAGGAGTAAGTGGGTTTGAGATATACGGAAATGATAATTTTCAATATTGTTACATTGGTGACATATACGGCAATGGCCTTGAGTATGATAAGGATTTAATTTCTATCATCTATCTCGACATCGAGGTAGATTCTAAGAATGGGTTTCCAGATCCTGATGTGGCATCTGAAGAAATTACTGCAATTACAATAAAACATAATGACGTATTTTGGGTCTTTGGGTGCGGTGAGTATACAGCAAAACGAGAAAATGTAAAATACATCAAATGCGAAGATGAAGAACATCTAATAGATGCATTCATTTCATGTTGGCAAAAAATAGATCCCGATATTATTACGGGATGGAACGTCCAATTTTTTGATATTCCATATCTTGTTAATAGGATTACCAACGTATTTAACGAAAAGATGGCTCGACGCCTGAGCCCTTGGGGACGTTTGTCCGTCCGTAAGGCTATTGTTCTTGGGCGAGAACAGAACGCCATTAATCTTGTCGGTACTTGTATTCTCGATTACATGGAGTTGTATAAGAAATTTACATATACACAGCAAGAGAGTTATCGACTCGACCATATTGCTCATGTAGAATTGGGCGAACGAAAACTCTCATATGACGAGTATGGTTCGTTACATAGATTGTATGCACAGGATTACGAGAAATTCATTGATTATAATATCAAGGATGTGGAGCTTGTAGAGCAATTAGATGACAAGATGAAGTTTATTGACATGATTCTTGCGTTGGCCTATTCCGCAAAGGTAAATTATAATGATGTGTTCTCACAAGTGCGTATGTGGGATGCAATGATTTATAATCACTTGAGAAAAAAGAATGTTGTCATTCCCCAGAAAGATCGAACAGAAAAGATTGCTCCTTATTCAGGCGCATATGTAAAAGAACCTATGGTGGGAATGCACAATTGGATTGTTTCGTTTGACTTGAATTCACTTTATCCTCATTTGATTATGCAGTACAATATTTCTCCAGAGACGTTGGTGCCGAGAGACCAGGCCCCAAAGGAAGTGGTAGATAGTCTAAGCCTTGGGCCACACAAGACAATTGCGGGTATTGATAATATTATTGGTCAGATTTTTGATACTAGTTCGCTCGAAAAACATAACTTGACGGTGACGCCAAACTATGAATTCTTCCGAAAAGATGTTCGGGGATTCCTTCCTGTGATGATGGAAGAGTTGTATGAGCAAAGAAGTGAATACAAGAAGTTGATGATTGAGGCACAAAAGAAACTCGAAAGTGTCGGTAAGGCTAATACAGTCGCAGAAGGAAAGAATCATCTTTATCAAAAATACACGAATGATATTGCGCGATATAATAATATTCAATTGGCCAGAAAGGTTCAATTGAACTCGGCCTATGGTATGTTGGGCAATCAATACTTTAGATTCTATGATACGCGCCAGGCCGAGGCTGTCACAACAGCCGGACAACTTTCAATTCGATGGATTGAAAGTCAGGTAAATAGTTATCTCAATAGAATATTGGAAACAAAAGATGAAGATTATATCGTGGCTAGTGATACTGACAGTATATACATCACATTCGATAAACTCGTTGATTCAGTCTTTCCGAATGGTGCGCCGAAAGAAAAGATTGTAAATTTTCTCGATAAAATTAGTTCCCAAAAATTAGAACCTTTTATTGATATGTCGTATTTGGTGTTGGCTGAGTATGTAAACGCCTATGACCAAAAGATGTTCATGAAACGAGAGGTGATTGCAGATAAAGGGTTGTGGACTGCAAAGAAAAGATATGTTCTGAATGTGCATGATAGCGAAGGTGTAAGATATGCCGAACCTAAGCTAAAGATGATGGGCATTGAAGCGGTCAAATCGTCTACTCCAGGTTCGTGCCGAGAGAAGATTCGCGAAGCCATGAGAATTATGATGAATAAAACCGAAGACGACATCATTGAATTTATCGAAGAGTTTCGGAAAGAGTTTTATGATCTATCAGCAGAAGATGTTTCGTTTCCTAGAGGTATTAATGGCATAGAAAAATACAAAGGAGGCAGAGAAGTTTATACAAAAGGAACACCTATTCACGTCAAGGGTGCATTGGTATATAATAACCTATTGGTAAAACATGGCTTAACTAAGGTTTATCCAATGATTCAGAACGGAGATAAGATTAAGTTTGTATATCTGAAAGAGCCCAATACTATTCATGAGTCGGTGATTTCGATTAGCAATGCCTTACCTAAAGAATTTGAATTGGGGAAATATATTGATTATGATAAACAATTTCAGAAAGCCTTTGTCGATCCTTTGGATGTTATTCTGAAAAAGGTTGGCTGGAAAGCAGAGAAAACATCTACGTTGGAAGATTTTTTTGGATAGGAGATTATTATGAGTACCGCAATAATTGAAGAAAACGGAACATTAGAGCAAAAAGGAATATATTTGCTCATGGGAGGTATTAATGCCGAAACTTGTAAACCTGCAATCGAATGGATTTTAAAAAATGAATTTGAAGTAGACCCTTTGGTAGAAATGAAATTGATTGTTAATTCACCAGGGGGTTCTTTGACTGATGCGTTTGCTTTAATCGATGTAATGCGCGGAGCGACATGTAAAATTTCAACGATTGGTATTGGTGAGGTTGCAAGTGCCGGTCTTTTAATATTCATGTCTGGGCAAAAGGGGAAAAGGCTTTTAACTCCAAACACGTCAATTCTCTCTCATCAGTTTTCGTGGGGAGCGTATGGGAAAGAACATGAGTTGTTTGCCGCTACAAAGGGATTTGATATTACGACTAAACAAATGATTGAGCATTACAGAAAGTGTACAGGGTTGACTGTCAAAAAGATTCGAGAATATTTGCTTCCGCCTGAGGATCGTTGGTTGACTGCCAAAGAGGCTTTGGCATTAGGGATTTGTGATTCTGTTAAGGAGATGCATTAGTCATGGGATATGATGTTAAATCATTGGGGTCGGCTCTTATAGGCACCAACGAGTATTTGGATACCTATGCCGATGTGGACCGATACATTGATACAGGTTCATATATTTTAAATGCTCTGCTTTCGGGGTCTATCTACAAAGGGCTTCCTGGTAATAAGATTACCGCACTTGCTGGCGAGTCATCTACAGGGAAGACTTATTTTACCTTGGGTGTGGTTAGTCAATTCTTGAAGGATAACCCAGAGGGTGGTGTTATTTTCTTTGAGAGTGAATCGGCCATCACAAAGAAGATGCTTTTAGAGCGAGGGATCGATCTTGACAGGTTGGTGATTGTTCCTGTTGCCACAGTTCAACAGTTTCGCCATCAGGCTTTGGTTGTTTTGGAAAAGTACATGGAAGACAAAGAGGTAGATAGAAGGCCTTTGATGCTATGCCTTGATAGTCTTGGAATGCTTTCAACTACAAAAGAGATGGAAGATAGCGCCGAGGGTAAAGAGACAAAGGACATGACTCGGGCTGCAATCCTTAAGGCTGCGTTTCGAGTGCTTACCCTAAAGCTCGGGCGGGCTAAAGTGCCCATGGTGGTCACGAATCATACCTACGATGTCATTGGTTCAATGTTTCCGCAGAAGGAAATGGGAGGCGGTGCAGGGCTAAAGTATGCAGCCGATTACATTGTCTACCTCTCGCGCAAGAAGGAGAAGGACGGAACAGAAGTGGTTGGGCATGTGATTCATTGTAAGAATCACAAGTCTCGTTTGACCAAAGAGAATAAAATGGTCGATGTTTTGCTTCGATATGATACCGGTCTAAATAGATATTACGGACTGATTGATCTTGCAGTCGATCATGGAATATTTAAGAAGGTGTCAACGCGAATTGAAGTGCCTGACGGAACAAAGGTATTCGCAAAGGCCATATATAAGGATCCTGAAAAGTATTTTACGAAGGTTATTCTCGATCAGTTAGATGTTATTTGCCAGAAAGAATTCACATACGGGAGTGAAATAGAAGATGACGAAGGAGAATTCCAGCCCTCATAAAGATGAAATAGTAATCAATTTCGATTTAAATTCGGATGATACATTCATATCATTAGAAAATAATTATCGATTTGTAGATCATCCTGACGACAAAAACGCAGATTATAGGTGTGTTGAACTATTGCATGGCGATTTTGCTGGGTTGGTATATCGATATGGTAGGTTTAAACTTGCCTCAAGAGACAATCCAGATAAAACGCGAACAATTCAATATGAGTATGATATAATTAAAATTCCCAAGAATATTCAGGGTGTCGAATATCCACCAGAAAAGGAAAAAGAATTTTCTGATTTATTAGCTACAATCTTGATAGATATAGTAAATAAATGGGCTGAAGAAAATAAAGAAGAAACGATATTGGTAAAGGATGAAGATGTCGAGAATAGAGCTAACAATACTGAGAACATTATTGCAAGACGAGCAGTATATTCGACAGGTGATCCCCTTTTTAAAGAGTGAATATTTTTTAGATAGACCAGAAAAGATTCTTTTTGAAAGTATATCTATTTTTTTTGAAGCGTATAATGCGCTACCCACTCCTGAGGCATTATATATTGAGTTGGATAATGACGAAAGTTTGAATGCGGCCGACGTATCATCTGCTGCCGAGATATTGAAAGAGATAGGATTGCCTATCGAGGACGTTAATTCGGATTGGTTGTTGACAGAAACGGAAAAATTCTGTCAAGAGAAATCTGTATATAATGCTGTATTGGAATCAATTCAGATTCTCGATGGCAATACCAAATCAGATAAAGGGGCGATTCCACAACTGTTGAGTGATGCTCTGGCTGTTTCGTTTGACACACATGTCGGGCATGACTATCTAGAAGACGCCGATGATCGTTATGAATTTTATCACAATCGCGAAGTTCATATCCCATTTGGTTTAGAATATTTTGATAAGATTACAGAGGGAGGAATTTGTGACAAGACCTTAAATGTTCTGATGTCTGGTCCTGGTATAGGCAAGACATTGGCGTTGTGCCATTTTGCGGCTTCATATTTGACACAAGGAAAAAATGTTCTATATATTACACTAGAGATGGCAGAGGAAAGAATTTCAGAACGTATTGATGCAAACTTGTTGAATGTTCCTATAAAAGATCTTCGTGATCTTTCTAAAGATATGTACGACAAGAAGGTTCAAAAGGTTCGTGATTCTACTATTGGTAAATTGATAATTAAGGAATATCCTACTGCTCAGGCGGGGGTTTCTCATTTTAGACATTTGTTGAATGAGTTGAAGATGAAGAAGAATTTTCAACCAGATGTTTTGATTATTGATTATATTAACATTTGCATTTCTAATAGAGTTAAGCCGGGTGGTAATATAAATTCGTATGCATACATAAAGAGCATTGCAGAAGAGCTAAGAGGATTTGCAGTAGAACGATCTCTTCCCCTTTTTACAGCTACACAAATTAATCGTGATGGGTTTTCTAGTTCGGATGTAGGCATGGAGAATGTAGCCGAGAGTTGGGGGCTTCCTGCTACTGCGGATTTATTTCTTGCCTTGAACTTGACCGAAGAGTTGCAGCAATTGGATCAGATTATGGTCAAGACATTAAAGAATAGATATGGAGATATAACAAAAAATTCGAGATTTGTTATTGGTGTAGATAGAACAAAAATGAGATTGTATGATGTCGACCAATTGGCCCAAGAAGACATATCTTCGGATGAAGATGTTCCGGCCATGGATCGAAGCTCGATTGGTCAACGCATGGCAAAAGAACGAAAAGACTTTTCAGAGGTTATAGTATGATAGATGTGAATGGTAACCCAAATCTTTTGGATTATGTTAAGGTTTATGATAATGCATTGGATCCAAATTTTTGCAATGAACTTGTTGCCGAATTTGAACAAGATTGGATCCATCAAATGTCTACGGGTCAGGATGATCCAGTTGTTGTGACAAAAAAGAACGAAAAACTATATAAAAAATTTACAGAAATTGATTTTACGATAGTTCCTTATTGGCGAGAAAAATATGGAGCGAGGTTAAGGTCTGAGATTGCAGAGTATGTGAAATTATATTTCAATGATTTGGGCTATCCGAATCATTTACGACCTGGAAAATTTGGATATGAAGGTTTTAGAATTAAGAGATATTTGCCAGATACAAATGAGCGCATTGATGAGCACATTGATGCTGGTAATTTAGGATTTTGTAAAAGGTTCTTGTCAATGTTTTGGTATCTGAATGATGTCGAAGAGGGAGGAGAAACACACTTTACTGATTTAAATTATTATGTAAAGCCCAAGGCAGGTAGCTTGTTGATATTCCCGCCGATGTGGATGTTTCCTCATGCAGGAACCCCAGTCGTTTCTGGTCCTAAGTATCTTCTCCATTCGTATTTACATTTTGCTTTACCTGATAAAGTGACTAATTTTAATATCTTGTCTGATTTATATCCCCAAAAATCGGGCGCAGTAAAACCAGATGATATAAATAAACAGTAATCAAATCCCATTTTGGGATAAGATAAAGGAGATAATAATGGACTTTAATGCTATTATAGCCGCCCTTCCTCAGTACATAGAAATATTAGTACAGGTTGTGGGCACTTTTGCTTTAATTGCTACGCTCACACCAAACACGTCGGACAACGCAATTGCCGACTTTTTGTTCAAGCTAGTTAATGGGCTAGGTGCCAATCTGGGCAACGCCACTAATCAATAGGAGCAATACAAA